CGTAGTTGAGGGGGCCCGAAAATGTTACCTGGGATGGACTGTGCTTTAAGCATAGCACCCAACCATCCTGATTTGCAGGTAACAAAATTTTTGGGAACCCGTTGTAAGTTGCGTAAATCCTTTTTGATTGCTGGTGTCTCGCCATCAATCAATTATGCAACTTTCAACACCTCCATTGACGCCGCTGAGTGTGCCGTTAAGGAACGAGTCTTTTTTGTAGAAAAAGATGGTATGTTTCTTTCACCACCACGGCCTATACCCGGACGCTATGAAAATGTCTTACATAGTGTCTTTCATATCTTTAAGAAGAATTCCGTTTTTTGCAACCCGTTGAGGCCTGAGCAGTTTGCTCGGGCGTACCAGGCTCCGAAACTAGGAATGTATCTTAGAGCTGTTGAAAGTTTGGAAAGGGAACCTCTTAAACCTAAGGATGCGCACATTAAAGCATTTGTTAAGTATGAGAAGTATAACTTCAAACCGGGCAAGAAAGTGGTACCTAGGATTATTTCGCCACGTAGTCCAAGGTTCACGGTGTCATTGGGTAGGTATGTAAAGCCTATTGAGAAGAAAATTTACGCCATTGTGAATGAGTTCCTTTTTGATTCCCAAACAATCATGAAGGGACTCAATCAATCCGATAGGGGCAAAGTGATTTGCTCCCATTGGAATGAGTTCACCAATCCTGTAGCCATTGGAATTGACGCCAAGCGTTTTGATCAGCATGTCTCACTTGAAGCTCTCAAGTGGGAACATGCTGTTTATAAACTTTTCTATCCTTGTAGTAAGGAATTTGCTCGACTTTTGAAATATCAAGAGAAGAATAAATGCTTTATTAATTTAGTTGATGGAAAAGCTAAGTATACCACCACCGGAGGAAGAATGTCCGGCGATGTCAATACTGCGCTTGGGAATTGTCTCCTATCATGTTCACTAGTCTATGCCTATGCCCAAGAAATTGGAATCAAGGTAAGACTGGTGAATGATGGTGATGATTGTGTCATATTCATGGAGTTAAAACATGAGGCTCGTTTTAGAGAGTCACTTGTTGATTGGTTTACCACTATGGGTTTTTCCATGGAGGTGGAGGATACTGTTCATGAAATTGAACATATATCTTTCTGCCAGTCCCAACCAGTTTTTGATGGTTCGGATTATATCATGGTACGAGACCCACGTGTGAGTATAACTAAGGATTGTGTCGCCTTGAAACCTCTTGACAACCATAAGGTTGCCAAGATGTGGATGGCATCGATAGGAAAGTGTGGGCTTTCACTCACTGGAGGGATCCCAATCTTGCAGCACTTCTATA